GCATCCACATCTCTAAATTCTCCTGGTTGTATTGATTGTGCTTCATCTCTCATTTTAATTCCACGCATTTTAAATCCTGCAGGTAAATTGGATAAAGTTCCTGCATCGAGTAATTGTCTCAGTGCAGCCGTTGCTGTTCTAGACAATCCGCCAATCATGTGAATAAGACCAAAGCCATAAAAGCCTAAACCAGGTAAAAATTTAAAATGAACAAAATAATCAATTCTTTTCTTTAAGGCATCTTTAACATCATAGTTTCGTCTTACCGATAAAACTTTTCTTGTGCCTTCTTCTAATGTGACAATGTAAGGTAATTTAATTCCTGTAGGTTCTCCACTCGTTGGATCAATATCTTCAAAACCTTCTAAATCGACGTTTACATGGCATTCTAAAATTGTAAAGACACGATCATCGCGTCCTCGTGATGCTCCTTCTAGTTTTCTTTCCTTTTCTTGAAGTTCAGATTCAATTAAATGAGTTGGTGTTATTTCAATGTCGCTGTAAAATCCACCTACTTGTTTTTTTCTTAAATCATTTTCTGACATTCGAATAATGTGAATCACGGACTCACAATCTTCCAATGATGTTGCTGTATAAGGAACCACTAAATCATCTGCGGGAACAAACTTGGAAACTGCTCTTTGCATTAGATCATCATAATAAATTTTCTTAAATGCAGATCCTGCAAGAGGTAAATAAAATAACATCTGATCAAAATCAGACTCATATTCTTTCATCTGATCCATGATCTGCCAATTCATATAATCTTTAACACGATTTGCTTGTTGTTCTTTTTGTGGATTTGGTTTTCCAATAATCTGAGCTCTTACGGGTCCGCCCGAAGGTAATAATTCTTTATAAGCGAGTGATTGAAATTGAGTTACGGCTTCCGCGAGTACTGGGTGCGTGGCACCGGATGCTCCTTTAAACGGTTCGGATCGATCATCATAGTTAAATCCTAAAAGATCTAACCCTGATACATAAGCTCTTTCCCAGTCTTTTCTTGAAGTTTTATAATCTTGATAATCTTGATAAAGTTTATGACCTAACGGAGATAAAACATCGTCAGGTAAAAGTTCTGCTAAATTAGAAAAGTGTCCTTTATCATCTCCAGGATTCACGGCATTTGGGTCAAAATTAATATCAACACTACCATCTTCATTCTTTTGAATGTCCACCGGTTCCGTCATTTGTTGAGCAGTTTGTTGTTGCTGCTCAATTTGAACTTCCTTAGGACTAGGTAGTTTTATAGTTTGCTGTACGTTGGGTAACGCTTTGTCTGTTGCCATTTAGTTTCTCCGTCTTCACTGTCTTAACAGTATTATATTTAATATTCAAGCCCTGTGGTTGTGGCCCCCTTCTTGGTGGCACGGTGCTCGTTAATTTACTTAAGTTTGATCTACTTATCGTCATTTATCGTTTTCGCTGTTTTTCCATAGCTTCTTTAATTCTTTGTTCTGTAGCTACTTTCTCTGCTGCTTCTACTTCTCTTACCCCTGAAATTAAACCTTCTGAAAGATCCATCATCTGCTTTTTATCTCCAAGTCCAATTTTTTCAAGCGCCCCTGAAACATTAGGCTGATCTACTGCCCAATCTTCTAACCCCACATCTCCACGGTCCACTGCTTCTTGACGATAGCCTTCCACTAAAAGATTTTTTTTATATTGCGGTATTTTAGAGTTGGGAATTTGGTCTAAAGCTTTTTTTAAATCTCCTACACTTTTATAATGCTCATAAACTGCTGCACCTTGTAACAAAAGAGGCATAGTTGCCATTTCTATGGGATCAAAAATAAATCTTCCAACTTTAGATCCTACTTTTTTAGTAGTTTTCCAGAATCCTGGTTTTTCAATAGGAATATTTTGTCCTTTTAAAAAGTTAAAAACTTCTTTTGGTCTTTTTCCAAAGGTATTAGCTTTTGAAAAATCTTTAAGCACTTCCATTTGCCCTCCCACTTTGCCATAAGCAGAGAAAATATTTTTCGCGAGCAAAGAATCAGGGTCTCTAGCTTTAATTGGAATAATATGCTCGGGTTGAACAAATTGTCCTTTGTCTGCTAAATCTCTTACATTTTTAATAAAATCTTTTTTAGAGATGCCTTGATAACGATCAAATTTTAATCCTTCTCCTGTGTTGAGAGCTTCTACGTTTAATCGCATTGCGTCTTGAAACTTTTTATTATTCCAAATCGCATCATCACTCATTTTTAAAATATTCTTGTTCTCTTGTGCGATGCCGGCTAATTTTTTGTCCATTTCTTCAAGAATAAGATCGCCACCCTTTTGACTTTTCCAATATTTTTTTAAATCCTTTATAATTTCAAGTCTTCTTTTTTTTAATTCTTTAGCTCCTGTTGTCGGCCCTGCAATATTAGTTTTACCTTCATAACCAACCGCTCGTTCCAAAGTATGCCTAATCTGTTTTCTTGCATCATCTAATTTTCTATCAGGATAAATGGCTTTAGCCAATTTTTTAATATTAGGAGTACCATCTTCTTTGATATAGTTTGGGTCTTTAGAAAAATTAAGAATTTTTTGCTCAAGTTCAGTGCCTATCATTGTAGAAGGTTTAAATTCAAATGTCTTACCTCTAGATTCTTCCCAGGCTTTTATAACTTTATTCAATCCACCTTGACCTGCTGCTTGTCCTTTTTCAACAGTTTTATATCCTAAGGATTCACCTAAAGCTTTTTTACTTAATGTGCCTTCTGATTTAGCAATGAAGTCATCTATCTTTTTAAAAGTTTCTTCATTAATTGGCGTTGGAGATTTACGCGCATAATTCACGACACCCGGTTCTACGAGGCCGCCGGGTTTATACTGGACTCTTCCACCTTGTAGATATTGTTGAGTGTTGTAACGCACGGGCGCTGGATCGTTGCCGTACAAACGGTTTATTCTGTTAATGTACTGTAGTATGTCCATTAGACTCCTAAGACATGTGCCAGGCCGCCTTTGGATAAATCGACTCTGCCGCCTGAGGCTTTTTTGATAAGAGATTCATCAGCAATCTTTTTAAGATCTAGATGATCGGCATCTGATATTGTTTCTAACACTTCAGATACATCCATACCGCCTTCAGGATCTCCCTGCATAAAGGCTGTGGATTCGTTGTATTCATCTTCACCTCTAATTGCTTTTTGAGTTTCTAACCCTTCGTCTTTAACAATGTCATCGCCTCTTCGAATTTCGAATCCAACTTCTCGATCTACATAGTCATCTACAATCGTCTTATCACTTGCTGAATCTGTCCACTGACCTGTTTTCATCTGTTGTTTTTGAACGCTGGTATTACCTAGGCCATCTTCAATCACATCAACGCCTTTGTAATTATATCTGACCGCAGGAGGATTTCTTTTGGCTAGTCCTTCCATAATCTCTTTAGTGCCTTTCGCTTTTACGACATTAATTAAATCCCACGCATAACTTGGAATGCCATCGGCTCCTCTTGTGACCACTTCAGCTGCAGGAGCTGTTGCCTTAATTGCAGGTTTTGCTGCTTTAAAAAATTTACCTACAAAAGGAAGCATCGACAATGCTCCAAGACCAAAGCCTGCNNNTTTTAAAAATTTTCTTCTTCCTGGATTAAATTTACCACCNTTNTNAAATCNAGCTCTACCTCCATCATAAAGATGTAAAGGTCCTGCGATGCCGCCTGAGGCATTCGGCTTGCGATCTTTCATTGTTTTATTTTTAATCATTTGTTCTAGCGTTAAAATATCTTTGTCAATATCTACATATTTAGCTAAATCTGCATCAGACGTTAATCCCGATCCTGGCATCTCATCTAATTTTTTCAGCATAAAATCTAAACCGGGATCATTCATTGCTTTATGTGAAGCTCTCATAGCCATTTGCTCTTTATCTAGCTTTATGGCGGCTAATAAATTTTCTAATTGATCAATTTTTAAACTTTGCAGTCGTTCAAATTCTCTAGGCATTAATGTTTTAACAAGATCTTTTTTATCTTCGCTTATTTTACCAGGAAAAAGTCTTTTATTTAGCCCTTTCATTCTTTTGATCAGGGCTTTTATTCCTGCCGATCCACCAAAGATCATAGGTACACGGCCACCTTCATTTAAATGAAGCTGTCCTGC